ACGATCTAAAAGGTTTAGATACAAGCAATGATGCGGTTAATACAATAGCTCATTTGTATCTCGCACCATTTTTAATTGAAGTTAATCCTAATCATACTTAATTTTATGAGTCAGCCAATTTTTATCATCAAGAAAAGCAAAGTCAAAGAAATAGTGGAGCAGTTAAGTAAGCTTGTTCCTATTCCATTTGATTATCAATGGGCAGACATTCGATCGTTGGATCAAATGATGGGAATCATTGAAGGCATTAAATGCAACGATGAATACATCAGAATGCATGATTTGCATGCAACATTTCAAATGATTGAATGCCATAAATTGCTTCCAAGGACAAACAAGATGCTGTGGCGAGTTCTTGCAATATGCAAACTATATAGAGAAGATTTAAACAAAATTTCAGTTGAACAACAATAGCAAAGAGTATATAATACAACATTATGAAAGACATTCCTGAAAAATTCCTCAATGCTCTTCGTTCGCTGCTCAATAGTGGTACCAAAGAAGCAGACAGGTTAGCTGACAAATTAGAAAACGAACCTGACAAGAGTGCAGAGCGAGTTGAGCATCTGTTGGGTTCACAGACAGATCCAATCAAACTTTTCAAGTAAAAAAATCCCAAGTAGCTCAGCGGTAGTAGCGAGTGGCTGTTAACCACTAGGTCGTAGGTTCGAACCCTACTTTGGGAGCCAAATTTCAAATATGAGTAAAAAAGAAATAATTCAAACAATCGAAGAAAGTGGCATTGCTATATCTCCGATTGCAATGAAAGGACCAGTAGGTCTTGCAGCTGAAAAAATTCATCTTGGGCTTGCTTATGAAGCCATTGAAGCACAGATAGTAAGATTTGATAGTAAGCAAGATTTACTAGATAAATGTAGATCTCTTAAAGATCAAGGCATTGTTAGCTTTAAACCGTATGAAATAACAGAAGAATTAATCCGTGGAGCATTTCTCCCATATGTTGAACTAACAAAGAAGGAGCTGAAAGAAATCATCCAAGACTTATCGATTTATTACGAGTTAATGTAACAAATTTCAAAATTGCAGGGTGGACAAGTGGTTAAGTCACTTGGCTCATAACCAAGTCATCGTAGGTTCGAATCCTACCCCTGCTACCAGTTTCAAAATTGCAGGTAGGTGGTCTAGTGACCATTCTGGGCTCATAACCCGGAGAGCGTGGTGCGATTCCCGGCCTGTTACCAATTTCAATGCCCGGTTAGCTCAGCGGTAGTAGCGCCTCCTTTACACGGAGATTGTCGGCGGTTCGATCCCGTCACCGGGTACCAGTTTTTGGGGCTCTAGTGCTAGCGGTAACACGTCGCCTTTGCACGGCGAAGTTTGGGGTTCGACTCCCCAGAGCTCCACCAATTCCTCGGTAGTGTAATGGTGCAACGGTCAGCAGCGAAAGATCGGGTCTTCCTTAAGGGTCTGCAGCAAACAGACCAAACAGGCGAATCTTAGCGAATGTCTTGATTGACAACAGGTGCCGTGTTCGAATCCGGCTCGAGGACACATTTCTAAATGATCGGCGTCTGAAGTATCGTTTGCATCCCTATCGAAGGGAGAGAGAGGAATAACGACGAGTATACCCGGTCACCAATTTCAGAACATTCAATCAACCGCAACACAGAGGTCGATCTTGCAAGCCGAGTACCTCTGACGGCTCTGATAACAGGTGCGCTTGCACGAGCCTTGCGAATGGTTCTGCATGCACCAGCTGAATTAGCTACTCAGTGTGGTGCAAAATTTTCAATGGACGTTGAGCCAGCTGGCGTGGGCGGAAGTCTGCAAAACTTCTTAGGTGGGTTCGATTCTCACAACGTCCTCCAATTCTAGTACGCGTATCCGGCGCTAGGCTCGTCGCTGGTTAATTCTAGACATCTGAGATTCCAAATTTCAGATGAAGTTAACGGGCCGCCAATTTTTTAGTTGAATTAGATAGGAAATACCTTATAATAGAAGTGTAAACAAACAACAAAAGCCCCGGTAGCGGATCCGCCTTCTAAGCGGAGCATTGTACCGTAATTGGACGCATACAGGTTCGAGTCCTGTTCGGGGTACCATTTTTAAAAATCCCTGCGTATCATAATTAGCTAATGTCCTCGCCTGTGAAGCGAGCTAAGACGGGGCAGAACCGTCCCAGGGAACCATTTCATCATGACAACCACACGCAAAGATAAAATTTTAGTTTTCCAACACAAAATAACTAATTTATATTTAGCAGTATGGCGTGAGCCGGGATCAACTTCTTATTTTTGGACATATGATGTTAATGATGCTATGCAGTCAAATGTATGGGATGAAAATCATGCAATTTTTCAGAACATTGAAAAAGCAGACCCTGCAAAATATTTTGACCCCATGAGAGGCAATGAAGTTAAAGATTGCAAACTTGTAATGTTTGAAAAAGAGTCTACAATCAATTACAAACAAATTTCATCATGACAACATCAACATTCATCAATGAAGACTATGCAATGGAGCTTACGATATTGTATCGTTATAGAGACCTTGCTGATGGTCTATCGGTAATAGAATTTGATTGCAACTTTGATTGGTATCACGGTGATCATTGTCCAAAATTTAATTTGAGTCTAAGACTGTTCAATTGGACTATTTTTGAGTTTAATATCTATAACAGACATCATGTTGTAGATGAAATAGGCGATGTTTTATTGCCTTGGGCAAAACAAGATTTTGAAGAATCAGACAAAGCTTTTATAGAGCTTGTAAAAAATTCCGGAATAGTTGCAAACGAGGGTTCGAAACCTCAAATAGCATCTAACTGAGATTCAAAGCATCGAAGTTTATAGGTTTGAACGACGGGTTGTTGGTCCAGGAGGTGTGTTCGAGTGCACACGTGCTTTGAGTCTCGATAATTCATCTGGCTGTTGCAATGAGGTAAAGACCCAACGCAATGCCAAACAATCCAAGTAGTAAAAGTAAAATATTCATAAGGGCTGCGTTCTCAAGACTATGGCAAAGATTTTGCTATAGCAATGAAAATAACAGCAATGCATGAAATTCCAAAAAACATGTGGATTATCTCAAGGAAGTTCATATAGTTATTTATTCAAAATGCTGGTGTGGCTGAGTGGTCTAAAGCACTTGCCTTGTAAGCAAGCGGGAGTGATCCCATCGTCAGTTCGAATCTGACCACCAGCTCCATCTTCCATGAACAATCGCAGATCATTCTTCAAAAGCCTCGTCGGTTTAATTGTTGCACCAAAGGTTGCTGAAGCTCTACCAACAGAAGCTCCAATACCATCAATTCCTGTATATGCTCCAATGAGGAGATTAAGGGCTAATTGGTCAATTGAAGTGGAGCAAGATCTTATGCGTATGCATGGCATAGACCTTGATGCAATGCTATTAACAAATATGTCAAAAGCAATTCAGGAAGAAATTGATAATGACATGGTAAAAAAATTAACAAAAAAAATGGGGAGTTAGTATAGAAGCAGTACATTGGCTCGACACGCCAAAGAAGAAGGAGCGTTACCTTCACTCCCTACCATGGTTCCTAAGCATAGATAGCGATGCACACGATTGGTATTCGTGATAGAGGAATGCAAATTTCCTAGGAACCTCCATTTTTTAGTTGCAGTTTGCAAATTTTACATTAAAGTAATGTACAAGAGCAAGATAAAGCTCATTGATCTTTGAAAAATTCCGTGGTGGCAGAACAATGGGTCGCCAGCCCATAATGCACTAAGCAACGTCTGAAAAGACGCGAGTTAGGTTGACCAAGTTGTGCCGGATAAAGCTGAAATAGCCAAGGTTGGCTAACCTTGAGTGACGTAAGAAGACAACAAATCGCAATATATTGCTGATGGCTGTATTGTCTTGGAGGTAATCATTCCTCCCTATCATTAACAGTGAGAGTAATTAACTCATTGGATAGTGGCTGAATAATCCGACATAATTGTAGACTTGTGAGTAGTCAGGAATCTCACCCACACTAATTTCGGCTAACAAATTCTGTATGCCGCCTCCCGTAACCAATGGAAAAATTACAGAATGCGTTTGTAGGAGTCGCAGAAACCTTCAGTAATTTTCAACAATCTCGCAAGAGGATAGAAAGGAAACACACATACACATGAATAAAAACGCATATGAAATTCGCTTGGACGTTCTTGGAATGGCTCATAGTACTATTATGAATCAATACCACGAAAAGATCGGGCAGCTTCGCGATAATGCAGTTCGTGCAGATCATCAGTTTGATGTTGAGCTTATTGATAAGCTTAGGCCGAAAACGGCAGACATCATTGCTTATGCAAACGAATTGTATTCCTTCGTAGAAGGTAAATAAAGTCATAGTGGTGCTGGATAACCACATTAAACACCAGTTATTTTTAATGCTCCTGTAGCTCAATTGGTAGAGCGGAAGGCTTATACCCTTCGTATGCACCAGATTAGTGCGCGGTTGCTGGTTCGAGCCCAGCCAGGAGTACCATTTTTAAGTATGAGATTTGAAAACAAAAAAGTAATTGTAGCAAGTGGATATTTTGATCCACTGCACATTGGTCATGTTGAATATCTCAAACTAGCAAGAATGCTGGGAGATATGCTGGTAGTCATTGTCAACAATGACAAGCAAGCTGCTCTCAAAAAAGGAAAATCATTCATGTCTGAAAATGACAGATGGCGCCTTGTAGGTGAACTCAAATGTGTGGATATTCCAGTTCTTTCCATTGATGATGGTGCATCTGTATCAGATACAATTCAAATGCTTGTAGACAAAGGTTTTAATCCAGCCATCTTTGCCAAAGGTGGTGATAGATTCAGCAACGAAATACCAGAAGCACAGGTGTGCAAAAAACACAACATTCAAATTGTAGATGGGCTTGGAGACAAGATAAGATCATCATCAGAATTAATTTCAAACGCATATGAAAGTAGATTACAAGTTTGTGCCTAAGGGTTGGGGATTTGAAAAGTGGATTTGCAACAATGAAAAATATTGTGGCAAATTGCTCTTCATTGCCAAAGATAAAAAGATTTCTTGGCATTATCATAATCTCAAAGATGAGCATTTTTACATCAACAGAGGTTCAGTAAAAATTCTTTATGGTGGCAGCAAAGACATTGCAAAAGCCAACTCGCAAATTCTCACACAAGGAGACATTTTTCATGTACCAACAGGCATGGTGCATAGATTGATTGCATTGGAAGATACAGAGGTATTTGAATTTTCGACTCAACACTTTGATGAAGATTCCATCAGAGTAGAAAAAGGTGATTAAATGGCCAAGTGACGGAATGGCATACGTATCGGTCTCAAAAACCGAGTTCTGTGGGTTCGACTCCCACCTTGGCTACCATAAATATAAAGCATGAGCTTTACTACACTGTATGAACAACTAATCACATGAAACATACAACAAAATAGCTGCAACATAACTTTTTTACAGCATTGTGTTGTCTGGGAAAATAAATAATCCTAATGAACGAACACAAGAATTTAATCAATGAATTTCTTAGCGGGGGATGGATCATCCTGATCATTGGTGCATCTGGAATGGGTGCAAGAATTCTATGCAGTGGTGTTCGTCATTCTGCATTGGAGATTGTTAAAAAAATAATTGCTGCAGCTCTTTGCTCAGGAATTGCATGGTATGTGTTGGAACAGACTGATTTAGCAAGCCTTACCAAGGCAATTGTTTATGGTGTAGTTGGTGTTGTGAGTCCTGAACTCATCAACGGTCTCATCAAGCTTGGTGCAAAGTTTGCCAAAAACCCAACTAAGTTCTTCGACGACAACAAGAGCAATTGAAATTTTGTGATCTGCATTAAATAAATGCATGAATCGTAGAGAATTTCTTCGAGTTGGTGCTGCAGCAGGCATTTCTTTACCAACAATGTTGCGCAGTCAAGATGCTGCCAAAGCCAAAGCAACATCAGTAATCCAAATCTTTTTGCCTGGTGGCATTGCCCATCAAGATGCATGGGATTATAAACCACATGGATCACCAGAGTATCGTGGTCCATTTGCAGGCATCAAGACCAAAATTGATGGAGTTCATTTTGGTGCATTGCTGCAAAACACAGCTAAAATCAGTGACAATTTGACTGTGATTCGCTCCATGACACATGGTGAAGCAGCTCATGAACGAGGTGTGCACAACATGCTGACAGGCTACAGACCTTCTCCTGCTTTGACATATCCATCATTTGGAACCGTCATCAATCATGAATTAGGCGGCAGAAACAATTTGCCTGCATATGTGCTTGTGCCAAATCAATTTGCTCCTGAGAATGGCACTGGGTATCTATCAACACGTTACGGACCATTTGCAGTGGGGGCAAACCCAGAGGATCCTTCATTCTCCGTAAAGGATCTCAAGGCCCCTGCAAATGTTACTGATCAATCATTTGAACGTCGCAGAGCTCTTCTTGGTGCTGTTGATGATTATTTTAAAACCAAAGAATCGCATGTAGATGCAGTCAAAGCCATGGATTCATTTTATAATGATGCATACAACATGGTATCATCAACTCAAGCACGAGAAGCATTTGAATTGAGCAAAGAAACTGATGCAATGCGCGATGCATATGGTAGAAATGCTGCAGGTCAGCGCATGCTTTTGGCTCGCCGATTGGTAGAAGCAGGTGTTCGCATGGTTACTGTCACATATGGCAGCTGGGATCATCACAGCAATCTCAAAGGCGCATTTGAGAGCAACATGATGAATTTTGACAAAGCATATGCTATGCTCATCACTGACTTGAAGCAAAGAGGCTTACTTGATTCTACACTGGTGATGATTACATCAGAATTTGGTCGCACACCAAAGATCAATGGAACCAATGGGCGCGATCACTGGCCTCGTGTGTTTTCCTCAGTGCTTGCTGGTGGTGGAACCAAAGCTGGTTTTGCATATGGAACCAGTGATGCACTTGCTGCGGAACCAGATTCAGATCCTGTTTCCCCTGGTCAATTGGCTGCAACCATGTATCATCTCATGGGCATTGATCCAAGAAAGAAGCTCATGACTCCTGATTTAAGACCAGTTGAGATTGTGTATGAAGAAGATCCTATTGAAAAGATCTTGGCTTAAACACCCTGATTGGAGTAGGAGAAGAATTGCGATCTAAAAGAAAGCAAGCCAGCTCCTGCTGTAGTCTTAGCACTAACCTGAGAACTATTTGTTAGCCCGCGGAATGTAAACTCTTCATTTGCAGACAACAAGAATGCATTGGTAGTATCAAAATTGTTTTGATCAAAAATGAGCACACCTTGACCTGTTGTGTTTTTCACAACGATTTCAGAACATACTTGAAAAGGCAATTGTACGAGATTTGTGGTGAGAGCAACATTGAATGATTTGCATACATTCAGGTTGTAGTATGTTACTCCATTGTTTGTTGTTGGGGCTGGCATATGGTTATTTAGTCTGCTAAATACAATTATGAGCTTTACCAGTCTATTTAATGATCTTCTTTTGGAAAAAAAGGTGCTTACTAAACCAGAAATTCAGCAGGATTTGGAAAAGTTCATCAATCACCTCAAGACAAAAAACAATGTTTTGTTTGTAACCACCAGCAACAGATGGGCTGGATCAGAACAAAAAGCTAAGTCTACACAATTAGCATATCACATCAAAGATTCATTGACTGAATGCAACGTCAAAGTCATTGAAGCAGACAAGCTCAACATCAGATGCTGCACTGGCAATGTGAGTCTAGCATCTGGAAATATTTGTGGTGCGAAAGATGCATTGCTCAAAAGTTCATCAAAAAATCCAACTGGTCAAATCAGATGCTGGGAAGCCAAGCACAGAGATGATGAAATTTACAAAATTGCAAATGAAGTGTTCAAAGCTGATGCAGTAGTGTTCTTTACAAGTGTCAGATGGGGCCAGACCAATTCCATCTATCAAAAGGTGATTGAACGTCTAACATGGCTGGAAAACAGATGGTCGTGTTTGGGTGAGAGTAATTTGCTTGAAAACAAAGAAGCAGGCATTATAGTAATTGGACAAAACTGGAAAGACAAGCAAGTGATGCAAATTCAGCGCAGTGTTTTTGAAATGTTTGGATTCAAATCACCTGCGAATCTTTCCATGTATTGGCAGTTTACTGATGATGCAATGGATGAATCCAAGCAGTCATACAAGGCAGCAGTTTCTCAGTTCCAAGATGACTTTGATTTAAGACTCCGCAAAAAGACTAAATAAATTTATGAAAAAGCTAATTGTCCTATTTTTAAGCATTTGCACTTTAACTTTTGGTGCAACATTAGAACAGCTCAACAATTACAGCGGTTGGATTGATGCAGTATTGGAAAAACAATACATTGCTGCCAAAGTAACACCTCTCAAACGCATTGATGAAGATACATTTGTGCGTAGAGCATATCTCACCATCATTGGCAGAAATCCAACATATGAAGAATATCAGATGTATGCCAAAGCAACTGATGCCAACAAGCGCCAAGGTTTGATTCAATTTTTAATGAATCATCCTGGACACGTTTCACACATGTTCAACTTTTGGGCTGAGTCTTTGAGACTAAGAGATAGATTATCCAACATCAATAATTTTTCAGGTGGTCCATACATTGATTACATCAAAGACTCCATTGCTGCTAACAAGCCATATACAAAGTTTGTTTCAGATTTATTGACTGCAACAGGCTCATATTATGACAATCCTGCAACAGGCTATTTCTATCGTGACTTGGGAATGCCTCTAGACAATCTCATTGCAACTGGCAAAGTATTCATGGGAACTGACATTGGATGCGCACAATGTCATGATGATCCATTCCAAGACTTTACACAAATGCAGTTCTACAAGATGGCTGCTATGTTCAACCAAGTGGAACTCAGGGGCCGCGGCAAAGACAAAGATCCTGCCATTGCAGCTCGTCAAAAAGCACTTAGAGAAGAAGTGGATGCTTTAATCAAAGCTGATCCAATGAAGAATCGCGGACTCAACAATCAGATCAACAACTTTGTAGCAGCCATGAGAGCCAATCTCGAGATAGAGGAGAAGAGAGAGTTGAAATTGCCTCATGATTACAACTACAAAGATGCAAAGCCATTTGATACAGTTGTACCTGCAGTACTTTCTGGCAAAACAGAGATTAAAAACAAAGACGACATGAGAAAAGATGTTGTTGCATGGTTGGTCAATCCAGAGCATCCAACATTCACCAAGAACATTGTCAATCGTTATTGGAAATGGGCGTTTGGTCGATACATCATTGATGATTATGATAACATTCATGATGATGAAAAACTCAATGGTGAACTCATGAACGTACTTGCTAAAATCATGATGCAAGTGAATTATGATAACAAGCAGTTCATGTATGTGTTATTCAACACCAAACTCTTTCAAAGAGAGTTGTATGATGGAGCATACTCAAACACAGAAAGATTCATCTTCATAGGACCAGTCAAGCAGCGCTTAACAGCTGAACAAATGTGGGACTCTGTAGTATCCATTGCCATTGATCGTCCAGACACCTTCAAACTCAGCTTTCAAGATGAGTATGTCAGAGTGATGAGATACAGCATTGAAGATCTCACCATCAGCAAACTCAAAGAAAAACAAGAGGAATATCAGAAGATTATGCGCTCTAAATACGATGCTGCTCCCAAGTATCGCAATTATCCACTTGCAAGAGCATCTGAAGTTAATGACAATAGTCCTGTCAACACAATTCTTGAGCAGCTTGGCAGAGGTGATCGTGAGCTCATTGATACTTCATCAAGAGAGGGTTCAGTAACACAAGTAATTTCATTCATGAACGGTCAACTTGCTGAAGTTGCTGTTAACAAAGATACTAGCCTTGCAAAAACCATTGCAGGCAAGTCTCCAGCAGATACAATTGAAATTATTTTCAAGTCTGTTTTATCAAGAAAACCTACAATTGATGAGAGAAGCAAGTTTGCAGGCGTGCAAGATGATGATATCATCTGGGCACTTGTCAATAGTTCTGAGTTCAAATTTAATAAATAACAACATGAATACACTAACAAGACGCAACTTTGTGCTTAACCTTGCATCAGCAGGTTTAGGTGTAACCGTTCTCCCACACATTGCAGCTGCTCCAGCTAGCAAGAGAGCAGAACACATCATTTACCTCTTCATGAATGGTGGTATGAGTCATTTGGATACATTTGATCCAAAGACTGATGCTGAAGTCAAAGGTGAATTCAAGTCCATTACAACAAATGCTGACTTTCAAATATCTGAACACTTGCCTTTGATGGCCAAGCATGGTGATAAGATGGCAGTTGTTCGTTCCATGATGGTAACAACAGGTGATCATGCTGGTGCACAATACTTGCAAAGAACATCATTCAAGAAGATTGGTACTGTTGTTCACCCCAACATGGGAGCATGGATGTGTCACTATACTGAAGATGGAAAACCAAAAGTCATTCCTCAAAACGTATTAATTAATGGAGGAGCTGATCATCCTGGTTCAGGATGGATGCCCAAGAAGTATTCTCCTATTCCAGTTGCAGATCCAATGAGAGGTCTTGATAATACCAAGCTTAAAAACGCAGCAGAGTTTTCCAAGAGAATTGAAATTTTAGAGAAGCTTGAAAAAGACGCAAACAAGATCATCAACCCAGCGCAAAAGTCATATGCTGAGTTTTATGATCAAACAATTCGTCTTCTCAACTCAAATGAGCTTGATGTCTTTGATCTTTCCAAAGTAGATCAAGCAACAAGAGACAAATATGGCAACAACCGTTTTGGTCAAGGTGTTTGCTTGGCAAAGCGCTTGATTGAAAAGGGCAATTGCAAGTTCATTGAAGTTTCTGATGGTGGTTGGGACACACACGTTAATAACTTTGAATCTCTTGAGACAAAGCTCAAGGTGCTCGATCAAGCAGTTGATGCTCTTTTGCAAGACCTCAAATCATCCGGTCTTCTTGAAAAGACACTTGTTGTAATTGCAACAGACTTTGGAAGAACACCCAACATCAACATCAACAATGGTAGAGACCATCACCCTGGCGCATTCTGTGGTGTTCTCATGGGTGCAGGCATCAAAGGTGGTCAAGCATATGGCAAGTCTGATGACAAGGGTATGAAAGCAATTGAAAACGTAGTCAGCCCTGCTGATTTCAATGCTACCATTGCTGCAGCTGCAGGATTACCAATTGAAGATATTGTAATCTCACCAGACGGCAGACCATTCAAAATTGCTGATAAAGGAAAGCCTGTTACTGCTCTGCTTGCATGATCATGCATAAATAAGTTCATGCAGAACCAGGCTTTTCACTTTGAGATTGAAGATCTCATTACGCAATTTATTGCGGCATTTGATGATTGTGTAATCAAAAGATTTACTGGTTCTCGTGAACAAAAAGATCAGATCAGCGTGCGTTATGTTTATGCGCCCAAGCAGCGTGTAATTTATGACATCATCAACAAAGGCAAGAATATAACATTGCCAGTTGTTAGCATCAGCATTTCGCAAATTGCAAGAGATTCATCCAGAGTGTTTAACAAACTTGATGGATTCTATTACCCTGCTGCTAACACCAACAATGAATATGCTGCCTTTTCTAATCAAGTGTATTCACCGGTTCCTGTCAACATAACTGTCAACATGAGCATCATTGGCAAGTATCAGACAGACATTGAACAAATTTTATCCAATTTTGCTGCATATACAAATCCATATTTGGTCATAAGCTGGAAAATTCCAGCGGCTTATAATCTCACAAAGACATATGAGATTAGAACTGAAGTCGATTGGAGCGGATCCATTGCACTCAATTATCCTGGTGATCAGACACCAGCAGATTCCTACAGAGTAACTGCTGATACAAGCTTTACAATCAAAGGATGGCTGTTTCCACAAGCACCATCAAGTTCTGTTAAAAACATCTTTTTCATTGATGCTAATTTTTATGCAACAAATCAGTTGTCAGGCAATCCCTACAAGATGCTTTATTCTACTCTGGAAGACTATGCAACACTCAGTGCTTCTAATCTAGCTGGGTTTACTGAGACCATCAATGTATCTGCTGCTCCAACAATCACCAACATTTACTATGCAACCAACGTTGGCATAGGTGAACAGGTGTTTTCTAATCTCACCATCAATGCATTCAATTCTGGCGGAGTTATAACATTGTTTGGCAAAAGATTTCAATACACTACAGCAGTTGCACTCTGCAGCAACAATGCAACTCTCTACAAGGGTCTTACATCATTTGCATTTACACACTACCCAACTATTTCATGCATACCCATTGAAACATACAATGTTTTAAATGAGAATACAATGATCATCACATTGCCTGCGCTGACTGCATCAGGTGACTTTAACATTGTAATACTCAATGAGGCAGGTTATGACACAACATACAGCGTTAATCAAGGTGTTTTTACCAATGTGGTGTAGCTGTTTAAGCAATGACAACTAAATAACTAGAATGGACTCTTCTTATAGCAATCAGTCAAATGTGCAGCAAACTTTTGGTAGGCAGCTGATGACCTACATTTCTTCCAAGCTGCCATACTCTGGATTCAACATTTTGGATTTCACAGAAAAGGAAAATCCAAAGTTCAAGACATTTGAAGAGACAGGCATCCGCAGAAATGAGGCATTAGCAAGAAACTCCATTTCACAGTCTAATCTTTTCTCAGCAGGATATGGCGAGTTTCGTGATCTTGGATTTGGTGACCTCATGTATGCAAACATGCAGAACGACAAAGGGGCGCGTCTGCAAGATTATAGAGTCATGGCTGCTTTTGCAGAAGTGTCCAATGCTCTTGATGAAATTTGTGATGAGATGATCAACAGAGATGCTCAAAATCATACTGTGAATGTAAAGCTCAAAAACTTTACAATGGATGCAGTAGACTTAGAGCAGCTGCAACTGGAGTTTCAAAAGTATGTTGAGTTCTTTGATTTGGAAAACAAAGGATGGACATATTTTAGAGATTTGCTGATTGAAGGTGAGTTATATTTTGAGCACATCATTCACAAAAAATACTCCGATCAAGGTGTTTTGGGTGTTATTAGAATGCCTACTGAACTCGTTGATCCTGTTTACAACAACATTCAAAACATGATTGTCAAAGGGTATCTCTACAGAAAGCCTGTTTTTGATGCTGCTAATCCGAAGAAGAAAGTTGAAGAGAAGATGATTCCAATGCAAGAGAATCAGGTTGTTTACATCAACAGCGGCATTTGGAATCAAAATAAAACAGTGCGCTTGCCTTTCATTGAAAATGCTCGTCGTGCTTATCGTCAATTGTCTCTAATTGAAGATGCCATTGTCATTTACCGCTTGGTGCGTGCTCCTGAACGTCTCATCTTCAACGTTGATGTTGGCAACATGGCTCCACCCAAGGCAGAAGCATATTTGCGTAAACTCATTCAGCAATATTGGAGCAGCAAGACATTTGACGTAGATCAAAATGATGTTGTGCGCAAGTTTAACCCACAGAGCATGTTGGATAGCTTTTGGTTTGCCAAGCGTCAGGGTTCTGAAGGCACAAGCGTAACTCAGCTGCCTGGCGGTCAAAATCTTGGTGAGTTGACTGATTTGATGTATTTTGTCAAGAAGTTGTATGAGGCACTCAAGGTGCCAGTCAACCGCCTAGATCCACAATCACAGATTTCAGATGGCAGCACTGTGCTGCGTGAAGAATTAAAGTTTGCTCGCTTCATCATCAGAATGCAGCAGATGTTTGCATCTGGCATCAAAAAGGGTTTCATCACACATTTGCATCTCAAAGGACTTTGGGAAAAATGGAAGCTCAAAGATTATTATCTTGATGTTGAATTCAACCCACCAACCAACTATTATGAGTTGCGTCAGAGTCAGCGTCTGGAAGCCAAGGTGGGCAACTTCAACAACCTTGCATCCAATCCAACCATTTCTCAAACTTATTTACAGCGTAAAATTCTCGGCTGGAGTGACATTGATGTCAAAGCTAATAGAGAGTACTTGCGTGCTGATAAGGAACTTGAATGGGAGCTCAATCAAATCACCAACTCCGGTCCATATTGGAAACTCATGATGGGTGGCGCAGCAGGTGGTGCAGAAGCTGGTGGAGCACCTCCAGGAGGTGGCGGTGGTGGAGGAGCTGGTCCAGGTGGAATGCCGCCAGCATTTGCAGGTGGTCCAGCAGCACTTGAGACGCCACCAGAAGCAGAAGCTCCTCCTGAAGCCGGTGCACCAGAAGCTGCACAAGCTGCACCCGCACCTGAAGCAGGCGCATAAATAAATTAGTATTATGGCTTGCACAATCACACCCATCTCTGCGTTTCAATCAACAAATCTAAACAGCAGAATTGATTCTTTCTGCAGATTAGCAGATAGAATTGTGCGTGCCATGGGTGCACCACTCATTACCATTGAAGTGCACCAAGATCAAATCTTTGAAAACATCAGCATTGCATGTGAGTTGTTTACTAGATATGCAGGATATACACAAGAGTATTTGATCTTTGATTCCAATCTGTATGAGAAAAACAAAGGAATTCGCTTGGATGTTTTGTTTACGCTCTCCAATGCTAACCTGACTTTGGATCGCAAGCTACAATCACAAACAACATCCAGATCCACATCACCATATCTCTCACCACCACCTGCTGAATATGTCTGTGTAAGTGCTGTGCCTGTTTCTTATTTTGCACAGATTCCGAATTTGTCAGCAAACTTTACTACGCAAGGTTTGTTTGAGTTTCAATTGCTTGATGAACAAACATACACCAATGTTTTAACATCATTTCAAACAACACTCAACATTTCTTTGTCTGATGCTTTCAAGCAAACACAGCGCACCAACAACAATCTTACCATCAATGGTGGATGTGCAACTACTGCTGCGGAGCAATACAACAACATGTTTGACTATGACGTGATGGATTACCGCAAAGTAATGTCTGTAACTGACTTTGAAGAGGGCAGCACAACCGGCATCAACACATTGTTTACCATTGAGCAAACTCTTGCTCAGCAAACATACTTCTCATATGCCATGGGCAATTATGGCTTTGATCTTGTATCATGGTATACTCTTAAAAACTGGCTTGATACAAGAGAAAAGATGCTTGCAACCAAGCGTGAAATGAAATTTGATGACCGCACACAATACATGGTCATGTATCCACAACCAAATGCTAACAGCAGATTCTATGGTGTAATTTCAGCATATGTGGAAAGGCCTTTGCGTGATGTCATCAAAGAGTTTTGGGTGTATGAGTATGCCCTTGCACTAACAAAAATCTCCGTAGGGTATGTTCGCGGCAAGTATGGTCAATTGCCTTTGTTTGGTGGTCAGGTGTTCTCTTCTGACATGATGACACAAGGCATTGAAGAGAAAAAGCGTCTTGAAGAACAGTTATTCACCGGTTCTGCTCCAGGCATGGGTGCTGCAGAACCAGTTATGTTCTTGGTTGGATAATAAAAAGTGCAAAAATATGTGTATTGCTGCACATAAAACATAGATTTTAATCAAGGCCACATAAATACGAATATGGCGTTTAAACTGCTAGTCGAAAAACCTGCACCTCAAGAAGAATTTGAGTACATCGTTGAAGAGAAGGACCGTACAGCTCCTGCAACACTCTTCATCAAGGGTCCATACATGATGGCCAACGGAGTCAACAGAAACAAGCGCATGTATCCGCTTGAAGAAATGACACGTGAAGTTTCTCGATATACAGATGAAATGATCAAGACTGGCCGCGCTATGGGTGAACTCAATCACCCTACAACAGCAGATGTTGATTTGGAGCGCGCATGCCACATTGTAACTGATTTGTGGCAAGAAGGCAATGTATTTTATGGCAAGAGCAAAGTTCTTTCTACACCATGCGGCTTGATTGTTCGTGCTCTTGTTAATGATGGTGTCAAGGTTGGCATGAGTTCAAGAGCTCTTGGTCAACTTGTTTCTGAAAACAATGGCACATCTGTTGTCAAGGAGATGAGACTTGTTGCCATTGATTGCGTTGCAGATCCTTCTTTCCCAAAAGCATTTGTAAATGGTATTTTGGAAAGCAAGCAATGGGTTCTTGCCAATGATGGCAAGTATCAAGAAGCATATGATCGCTTTGAAAGAGGTATCTCTACCCTTCCTAAGAAAAATTTAGATGTATTCTTGCGTGAACACATCATTAAATTCATCAATCTGATTAAATAACTGTAGATTATGCGCAACAAACAGCACATCATTAAATTTATTAGTGCCTTGAATGGGAAAAATTACCATGAGGCTAATAAATATCTACAAGCAGTAGTCGAAAGCAAAATCAAAGCCAAGATTGCAACTGCTGTTAAAACAACCAAGCTTTTCTGATATGACAGGTAACAACACCAACTTTGTAGATGTAATTAAGGAAGCCACAGAGGGCATTCTTTCTGAGGATTCTTTGGTAGCAATCCAAGAAGCTTTCAACCAAGCAGTTGAACAAAAAACAACTGTGAATGTCGAAGCTGCTCTTGTCAAGCAAGATGCAGAATATGCAGACAAGCTCAAGTCATTGCTTGAAGCAATTGACAAAGATCACACTGGCAAGCTCGTAAAACTTGCTGAAGCAATTGACACCAACAATGCTGTAAAGCTCAACAAGGTGGTCAAGAAGTACAAAACAGCTCTTGCAAATGAAGCAAAGCAATTCAAGAGCAATCTTGTTGGATCCATCAGCAAGTATCTTGAAGTTTATTTGGAACAAGCTGTCCCACAACAATTTATCAACGAAGCTGTCCTTGAACGCAAGGCACAACACGTATTAGACAATCTCCGCCAACACCTTGCTGTTGATTCTGCTCTTATGAAAGAGTCAGTTCGCACAGCAGTAGTGGATGGTAAGAAACAAATTGATGAAGCTCAACAAGAGCTTGAGAAAGCACAACAGCGCGCAAAAATGCTGGAAGAGAAGCTTAACAAAGCACAGGCAGATCTTGTGCTTGCTGAGAAGACTTCTACACTTCCAAGCAAGAAGCGCGATTACGTGAAGCGCGTACTTGATGGCAAATCTGCAAAATTCATTGCAGAGAACATCGACTACACCATTAATCTGTTTGACAAAACAGAGCGTGATCAAGTTGACTTTCTCAGAGAGCAAGCAATGCAAGACGTTGTCGCAACTGATGACGTTCCTGTTGAAACAGTTGTTGAGGAATCAACACAAGAAAATCCAACAGTGAGTAATGCTTATCTCACAGAACTTTCCAAGTACTAAATAGTACAACTGGAATCATAAAATGAGGTATAAAAATACCTGAGATCGAGATTAAGAAAAAAGGAAAAATATGAACAGAATCAAACCTACACAGGCTTATATCGATCAAAATCGTGCTAAGATGCTTCTTGAGAAGTGGGGTCCAGTATTGGATTACTCTTCAAAGAACGTCGCAGCAATTGAAAACGAGCACACCCGCCTCAACACAGCTATGCTCTTGGAAAACCAAGAAGCATGGTGCTTGAACGAAGCTAATACAGCTGGTCAGGGTGGTTCTTTTGGTAGCGCAGCTGGTGGTCAGTATAGCCCACCTGTTGGCATCGCTTCTGGCGATACCTACGCTCCAAATGACTCTCGTCTTCCAAAGATTTTGATTCCGATGATTCGTCGTACATTCCCTGAACTTATCAGTAACGAGATTTGCGGTGTTCAGCCAATGAGCGGCCCAGTCGGTCTTGCATTTGCCCTTCGCTACAAGTATAGCAACACTACACTTGGCGGTGGCAACTACATTGACAATGGCGCGGGTTCAAACTCACCTGGTTGGCACACACAGCAGAACATCAGCTACGGCTCCGGCAACGGTCAGAATGAATTGGGCTACCAGTTCATTGACACCCGCTTCACCGGTACCTCCGCTACTGTTCTGTCCGGCAATGGCTACTGGACTTTCGCTGATCAAGACCGCGGTGTCGCTGAAATTTTGAAGAACTTCGAAATCAACAGCAACATTCCAACAGTCGAAGTTAGCTTTGAAAAGACAGCAGTTGAAGCTGGTACTCGCCGTCTTGGCGCTCGCTGGTCAGTTGAGTTGGAACAGGATCTGAAGAACATGAACGGTATCGACATTGATGCTGAGATTACAAATGCTATGGCATATGAAATCCAGGCAGAAATCGACCGTGAAATGATCATTCGCATGATCCAGACCGCACTCAATCAGCCACTTGGCGTCGGCTACTCTGTATGGAGCCCAGCTTCTGCAGACGGCCGCTGGATGGTGGAACGCAACCGTGACTTCTATCAGAGACTCATCATCGAAGCAAACCGCATCGCCGTACGTAACCGTCGTGGTGCAGCTAACTTCATCGTTGCAACACCTCGTGTGTGCGCAATCCTTGAAATGCTTCCTGAGTTTCAGTGGGTTCCTGTCCAAGGCAACGTAAACACCCAGCCAACTGGGGTTGCTAAGGTCGGCTCCCTTGGTGGAAGATTCAATGTGTACCGCGATACACGTACTGAAGTGCAGAACAGCAATGTCTATGGTAACAATGGTTATACCAGTCAGACCACAGGCGTTGAATATGCACTACTTGGTTACAAAGGCAGCGAATTTTATGACACTGGTATCATCTATTGTCCGTACATTCCTGTCATGGTGCAGCGTACCATTGGTCCAAACGACTTCGCTCCACGCGTAGGCTTGCTTACACGTTACGGCGTTGTTGACAACATCTTTGGTGCTAACCTGTACTACCACGTAATCATTGTTCAGGGTCTTGGAGTGGCGTTTACGCCAGCTTCCCAGACAGTGTACTTCTGATAACAGAGGAAAAAGGTCAACTTGGCGCTGGAGGATTGCTACTCCAGCGCTTTTTTTTGTATAAATAACATCATGACAACTGAATTTGACGCATTATTTGAACACCTGTTAACTGAAGCCAAGAAAGGTGCACGCTGCACCAAAGTAACAGGACAACAATCATCAACACGCAGTGATAAAAAATACATGCGTTGTGCAAGAGTTGATGGCAAACTCAAGCGCATTCATTATGGTGATCCAAATTTGAGAATCAAAAAGTCAAATCCCAAGAAGCGCAAATCTTTCAGAGCACGTCACAAATGCTCAAGCGCCAAACCAGGCACAGCAAAATACTACAGCTGCAAAAATTGGTAAATAAAAAACCCGCCGAAAGGCGGGTTTTTTTTGATTGTTGTTGAGTTTATCTCAATTCCAACTGCCACAATCTGCGTGTATTTGGGCTCACAATTTCTGTACCTGCAGCAGATACGTTCTGAACTTTGGATACACCAAATGCTGTTGTTACAGTCACGATGGATGTTGTGCGATCTGCAAATTCAATGGCAATGTCTTGACCCTGGAAGCTTCTGCTCACAGTAATGCTAAAACCATATGCTGCAGAGAGAGTTGCTTTGACAGCATCTGTATTAGTAATTGCGTTGTAAAGAACAGCTACAACTTGCTTGCCACTAATGGTTCCAAAGGAGTTTACAACAATGGAAGCATCTGATGCAGAGAGAGTTGCATTGAGCGGTTGTGGATTGTATGCTGTTGCATCACGAAGTTCGAAATTAAAAGTAGCGGGCATGCTAATATTTATTCATAATGCATGCATTTTATGCTGTTGTACTACTTCCAACTAACTCTTTTTGAGCTAGTCTTTTTGTGCATTTTGCCTTTGATTTTTTTGCACTGCTGATGCGTTGGTCTGCATGCTGGATACTTGCCACCTTTGCTTTTGGATGAACAAGGACCACCAGTTCTGCAGTTGATCCAGCCTTTGAATCGTTTGCCTGTGCGCTTATCAACATGTGGTTTAAACCAATCTCTCAAATTTTCAACAATGAGATCATCCATGTATTGATCAAGTG